AGTCCGCTATTCTCCACCACGGGGTGTAGCTCAGTTTGGTAGAGCACTCGCTTTGGGAGCGAGATGTCGCAGGTTCGAATCCTGTCACCCCGATTGCCTTGACATACCAAGGCATTTATCCTATACTAGAACAGTAAACATTCAACAACAAATGTCTCGCAGTCCATTTTTTTCTAAGTTCAAGACGGACATCAAAAAACTTACTGCTGCCGTCGAAGGAACTGTTTATCTTGATGAAGAGTATCCTAAACTTTACGAAAAGCTTTATAAATACTACAAATCTCGCAACGTATACTTCTATGACGATGCGGAAAAAGATTACAACGTAATCCTTGACAATGTAGAATATGATCTTATGGACGCAGGTGTTCTAGTGTAAGTCATGGAGAGACTATAAAAACCCTGGTCGGGAGCAACCCAATGCCTAAATCTAGTATTCTACGATACTTAGGCAATATTCTCCTCATAGTTGGTTATCAAATCATGTTATGGGGAGACTTTCGTTATGGATTACTTATCAAGTGTGTTGGTGGTATTCTATCAATACCTTTTGCAATTAAACTTAAACTTTACGACGTTTTAGTGCTATGTGGATTTTTTTCCATAAACGAAATTGCGAAACTGATAGATTTGTTTTCTTGATTTTCTAAAAATCAAGTGGTGGAGTCAATTATGACCCCTATGAGTTTACGTCATCTCTAAAATGCCGTTGGTGCGGATGGGGAATTTTTCTCCGCCTGGTTTCCAATTTCCAGTCAAAGAATTGGTGGCGAGCCTGAAAAATTATTTCTAAGAAAATGAATTGTACATGTGTACGAAGGGAGCGACCATGGGGTTGGTATGAAAATATCGATGATGGTCCTCACCATAAGGTGAAGCGGATTTATGTAAATCCAAACGCACGCTTTTCCCTTCAGTACCACAATGATCGAATGGAACATTGGGTTATTGTAGAAGGATCTGGTTTAGTTCAACTAAACGAGTATACTGAATGGGTGTATGCTGGCAAACATTTTCAAATTCCAATCAACTCCCGTCACCGCATGACTGCTGGTGATGATGGAGTTCTTTTTATAGAAGTTCAATATGGAGATAAATGTCATGAAGATGACATTGTGCGATTGGAAGATGATTATGGTAGAATAGGTAGTGAGTATTACACGGACTGATGTTTTTAGTTACTGGCGGTGCAGGTTTTATCGGCAGTAACTTTCTTCATTATATGAGGAAGGTTACTAACGAGAAAGTCATCGTTCTGGACAATCTAACTTATGCTGCGGATCTTGGGTTTATTCCTGATGATCCGCAGTTTGAGTTTGTTTGGTGCGATATTACAAATGAAAATCATGTAGATTATATTTTCAAGAAATATAAACCACGCAAAGTCTTTCACTTTGCTGCAGAAAGTCATGTTGATAATTCTATTAAGAACTATCGACCATTTTTAGAATCTAATGTTGTAGGAACTATCAATCTTCTAAATGCTAGTCTAGCAATTGATATTCAAAAGTTTCATCACATTTCTACAGATGAAGTCTATGGATCATTAGAATACGAAGATACTGAATTATTCACTGAAGAAACACCTTATGATCCCAGGAATCCATACAGTGCCAGTAAAGCAGCTTCCGATCACTATGTCAGAACCTGGCACAACACTTACGGATTACCTTATCTCATTACTAACTGTAGTAATAATTATGGTCCTCATCAACACATTGAGAAACTCATTCCAAAGGTAATCTTCAATGCACTTAAGGATGAAGTGACTTATATGTATGGTGGTGGAAATCAAATTAGAGACTGGTTATATGTGTATGATCATTGCCGTGCTATTTGGATGCTTGAAGAGCAACGTGTAATGAATGATCGGTTTAATATTGGTGGTGAATGTGAGTTGAGAAATATTGATGTCACCAAAAAGATTTTAGATATTCTTGGTAAACCACATAGTTTGATTGGAGTATCTCAAGATCGTCCTGGACAAGATAAAAGATATGGGATGAGTTTTGAAAAACTTACACAACGAACTGGTTGGATCCCACACTTTGATTTTGATCAAGCACTTAAAATGACTGTTGATTGGTATCTAAAAAAATGATTTCTTTATATGGTGGTACTGGGTTTGTAGGTGGAAACTTTAGAAAGATGTATGATGGTTGCATAGAAATGCAACGTGATGAACGCAAACCCAAGACAAAAGATATTCTATATTTTATCTCTACAGTTGACAATTATAACGTTCATGATAGAATTACACTTGATGTAGAGACTAATCTAAAAGTCCTATGTGAAGTGTTAGATCACTGTAGATCTGAAGACATTACATTTAACTTTATTAGTTCTTGGTTTGTGTATGGTAAAACTCCATACATGCCAGCAACAGAAGATGCTCGTTGTGAACCAACTGGGTTTTATTCCATTACTAAACGTTGTGCCGAACAACTTATTATGTCGTTCGCAGAAACTTATGGAATGAAGTATCGTATTCTTCGTCTGTGTAATGTTCTTGGAGCGGGAGATCAAAAAGCATCTAGAAAAAAGAATGCTATTACTTGGTTGATTGATGAACTAAAACTTCATCATGACATTAAACTTTATAATCATGGATCACATTGCCGTGATATAATGCATGTTCAAGATGTTTGTCGTGCTATTAAACTAGTTATTGACAAAGGTAACTTGAACGAAATTTATAATATTGGATCTGGAAAACCAACATCCGTTGGTGAAATCATTCATCTTGCCAACCACTATATAAAGTCAAAAGGTAAGATTACGAATATGGAACCCCCCGTGTTCCATAAGAATGTTCAGACAGAAAACTTCTGGATGGACACAAAAAAACTTCAATCACTTGGATTTGAACCAAAACTTTCTTTAGAATTTATTGTCAAAGATTTATGTCTGTAAACGACAAAGTAACAAATTTTATTTCACAACTTCAGCGTGAAGGTGAAACCCTGTTTCCATATCTTGCGAATAAGAATTGGAAACGTGGGGATCAGATTTTTTATTCTGGTCCCTATTGGGATGAACGTGAAGTTGCTGCAGCAATTACAACTCTTTTAGAAGGTAAGTGGTTACCTGCTGGTGAAGAAGTCAATAAGTTTGAACGAGCATTTTCCAAGATGTTTGAGTTCAAGCATTCTGTGATGGTCAACTCAGGTTCTTCTGCGAACCTAGTGATGATTGCTGCTCTGAAAAAATATTTTGATTGGCAAGATGGTGATGAGATTATTGTTTGTGCATGTGGTTTCCCAACTACAATCAATCCCATTATTCAGAATGGATTGAAACCTGTCTTCGTTGATATTGATTATAGTGATCTTAACTGGAACTTAGATCAGATCCGAGAAAAGATTACAACCAAAACAAAGGCTGTATTTTCTTCACCTGTCTTGGGAAATCCCTACGACTTTGATAAGTTTCTCGATATTATCCACAGGTATAACCTTGAGTACATCGCTGACAACTGTGATAGTCTTGGCAGTAGGTGGAGAGGTGATCTTCTTACCAAACATGCCGTCGCAGCGTCGTGTTCTTTTTATCCAGCGCATCATATCAGTACTATCGAAGGAGGAATGGTTTCCTCCAACATTGAAGAGATTGTCCAGATCGCTAGATCTTTTGCCTGGTGGGGTCGTGGATGCTACTGTGTAGGATCCCAAAATAAATTGCCCAACGGTGTTTGTGGAAATCGCTTCGACCGCTGGTTGGAAGGGTACGACAAGGATGTCGATCATAAGTATGTCTTCGGCGTTCAAGGATACAATCTCAAGCCTGCCGATCTGCAGGGGTCTATTGGTCTTGTACAGTTGGAGAAGCAAATAGAGATACATGCTATCCGTCGTCTCAACAAAGCTCGACTTCATGAGATCTTCTCTAAGATCCCTGGTGCGAGGGTTATTGAAGAGAAAGAACATGCTGAAACCTCGTGGTTTGGAGTTCCTATTGTGTACGAGGACGGTAAACCGAACCTTGTCAAATATTTAGAACAACATGGTATTCAGACAAGGAATTACTTTGCTGGTAATATTCTTGCACATCCTGGATATCGTCACATCGAACCAGCATCAAACTATCCTAACGCTTCTAAGGTGTTGGATAATGTATTCTTCCTTGGGTGTAGTCCAGTTATTACTCGTGAAATGATTGACTACATAGAGGAGGTTGTTGAAAACTATACTAAAAACAATTTACAATGGCATCCAGTATGACACAGTATACTAAGAAAGCACTAGTTCTTGGTGCAGGTGGCTTTATCGGTAGTCACATGGTCAAACGTCTCAAGTCTGAAGGATATTGGGTACGTGGAGTTGACATGAAAAGACCAGAATTTTCTCCAACTGAGGCAGATGAATTTGTTCTTGGAGATCTTCGTGATGTAGATTTTGTTCGTCGTGTCCTTGAATGGAAGGGTACATCGGGAAACTTCTACAATTCAGTTCCTTATCGTTATATTCAAGTATTTGATGAGGTTTATCAGTT